ACTGATGAACTCCAACGTCTTTCGAAAGAGTTTTCTGAAGAACTTCTAGTTATTCGTGGTCGTGTTGATAAACTTGAAGCACAAGTTGGTCAACTTCAAGCAACTCAGTTCTCCACTACATCTAAACTGCGTGGTGAAGCAACCTTCGTTCTTGGTGGTGTAGAAGGTGCTCGTCTTGCTAATAATTCTAACGTTGGCAACACAGCATTCAACTATGATGTTCGTCTGAACTTCGATACTTCCTTCACGGGTAAGGATTTGCTGAAGACTCGTCTGCGTTCTGGTAATTTCTCCAGTCAACCCTTTGGTTCTTCCTCGTCTCTGTTCAAACTGGATAAGGCAGAAAGTTTTGCTAATGCTGTACAACTTGACCGTCTGTACTATCAGTTCCCTGCACTTGCTAAAGGTGTGACTCTGACTGCTGGTGCTATCGTTCGTAACACTGAGATGTCTTGGATTCCTACTGCTTATAAGTCTGACATTCTGGACTTCTTTGCTGTTGCTGGTGCTCCTGGTGTCTATAACAAGGCAACTGGTTCTGGTTTCGGTGCTCAGTGGGCACAACCTACCAAGAAAGGTAAGGGTGGTTTTGTTGCTGGTGTAAACTATGTTGCCCAGAACGGTTCTGATTCTAGCAAAGGTGAATTTGATGAATCTGGTGCTCTGAATACTCTGGCACAGTTTGGTTATCGTGCTCCTCAGTACGGTATTGCATTTGGTTATCGTTATGGTACTGAAGGTACTCGTGTTCGTACCTTCAACGGTGTTGCTGGTAATGCTGGCACTCTTGCTGCTAATCAAACCTCTAACGGTTATGCTCTGAATGCTTATTGGCAACCTAAGAAGGCAGGCATTGTTCCTTCAATCTCTGGTGCTTATGGTTGGAACACTGTAGAAGGTCCTGCCACTCCCCGTGCTGCTACTAAGTCTCAGACTTGGTTTGCTGGTGTCCAGTGGGCAGATGTATTTGCTAAGGGTAATGCTGCTGGCTTTGCCATCGGTGCTCCTGGCAACGCTGCTTCCCTTAAAAAGGATGCTCTGATGTGGGAAACCTTCTATCGTTATCGTGTGAGTGATAATATCAGCATCACTCCTGCAATCTTCTATGTCTCTAATAATCAGGGATTCAAGAATGCTTCCTCTAACTATGGTGGCGTGATTCAGACCCAGTTTAGGTTCTGATTTAATAAGTAACCTGGGGGGAGTTGACAAAACTCCCCTTTTACTTTAAAATATTCAAGAGATTACTACTAATCTCACTAATCTAAAATATCAGAAAATGAAAATAACACTCTGGTACTGTGAATCTATGCAACAATGGCGGTGGACTTTATGTGATTCCTCTCGCCCTGTTCGTAGGCAAGAATCTGGTCAACAACCATTTCTTCGTGATGCTATGAATGATATAGCAAATACGGTAGAATTTATGCTACAATCTAGTTATCCTGATTGATTTATTGGGCGATTAACTCAGCGGTAGAGTGCCTCCTTTACACGGAGATGGTCACTGGTTCGAATCCAGTATCGCCCACTTTATAAATACTTGAAAAAAGTATTGGTGTAATGGAAAAATTATACAAACTCATTAGTGATGTGCAGGCAAATCTTTTTGTCCTTTTTCATAAGACATGGGTTTTTCATTGGAATGTGGTAGGGACTGATTTTCAACAACTTCATACACTTTTTGGTGAACAATATGAAACTATGTTTGAAGAAATTGATCGTATCAGTGAACATATGCGTTTTATGAATGTTCGTCCAATTGGAACTCTCACAAGAATGGTTGAGGTTGCAACAGTTGGTGAAGGATCTAACACATCCCAAATTGACGAAATGGGACAAAAACAAATTATCCCTGGTAAACCGATTATAAAATCTGATGAGATGATCAAGCGTTTGATGATTGATAATCTCACTTTAATTGAATTACTTACTGCTTTATCTGAGGAAGCAGAATTACAAAAGCAGTATGCGACTGCTAGTATTTCTCAAGATTTGATGGAATCTCATGGTAAATTTGTTTGGATGTTAAGATCATTTACTGAAAAAACTGCTAAACTTTCAATCGAAGATTCTGAACAAACCCCTATTGAAGTTTCTGAAGAACAACCAGTAGATCCATATCAAGTACAACCATTCGTTCAGCAACAATAAATTTTATTAATTGATTTCATAATAAAAATGGAAAATTTACGTATTCGTTGCAAGTCGTGCAACAGAGAGATAGAAGGGCATCCTAGCAAAACAGTATCTTGTGGTTGCTCAAATATGGCAACTATTCGTGGAGATAAAATTTCAGCAGTTGACTTATCCTCTGTTGTTATGCTAAACTCTATACATACCAAATCAAAATCTGGTGTCCTTACAAACGAAGACCTTGCTTTTCAAGAAGCACGGCGTCAACGTAAAGTAAGACGTTTAGATTTTGAAGTCCGCTGAGGATTTATTTTGGAAGATTGGCCGAGTGGTTGATGGCGATAGTCTTGAAAACTATTAACGTTAGTAGCGTTCCAGGGTTCGAATCCCTGATCTTCCTTGTTACAAATATTACAAAATTTTAGATTTTTTTAATCTATATTTTCGTATCAACACAAACTTGACACAGTAGAAATACTCACTAGTATAATTAGTAGTATTCAACTTAAAACCCTATGGATCAGCACACCTATGACAATTGGGTGAAGATCAAGGAGACATTCGAATCTTCTGGTAATATGGACAATATGTTCTATAAGAGAGCAGTTGAAATTGTTAAAACAAGAAGAGATCCCCTTGCAAAGTTTCTTGGAGACGAGAAATGATGTATGAGCAGGAAGAGTTTATTACACGCACAGAAGTTCAGGAGATGATTGATGTTGCTATACGACGACACAACCGTAATGCTTCTATCATTAGTATGTGCGTCGGTTGGGTGGTTCTTGCTCTATTTGCTGAGGGACTTTTAAGGTTGATTGGTGTTATTCCACCATTACTTCCATTTCTTAAAATTACTCTTAACTAATCTTTTATATGGAAAAAGAAAATATGAGTAGCACAATATTTTCAGCAATGACTATTTTTGGTATAATCGGACTATTGATTATTTGGTCACTTGAACATGCATATGTAAAATGATCTTTCATATTGTAGAATATCTGGCACATAGTCCAGTTTGGTTGTTTATATGTGGTATGGGGTTGACAACCGTTCCAATAATGGGTATAATGCTTATACACCGAACTAAATAACGGTGTAACTGTCAAGTTCAAAACACATAAATAGTTTTGAACTTGACATATCTATTATGCCATATTCTAATCTAGAACAGCAAAAAAATGCTCAAAAACAGTGGTATGAGAAAAATAAATCTCTAACCGCACAAAGAGCAAAAGATGCTAGACAAAGAAAACGATTATGGTATAATGGTATTATGGATGAAAAATTCTGTGAAAGGTGTGGAGAAACTGATAATGCCTGCCTAGACTGGCATCATTTAGATCCCTCACAAAAAGAATATGAAATTTCTTTTTTACTTTGTAATAGAAGTAAAGAAGCAATTTTAGAAGAGATGAAAAAATGTATTTGTCTTTGTTCTAATTGTCACAGAAAACTTCATTATTACGGGGTGTAGCGCAGAGGTAGCGCGTCTGTTTTGGGAACAGAAAGTCGGGAGTTCGATCCTCTCCACCCCGATCGCCAGTTCCTTAACTGGCACACTTGACACAAAAGTCTCAAACCCTTATAATACTAGAGCAAACAAAACAAAACAATGTCTCTGATCCAAAAATTCAAGAAAGATGTTAGCACTCTTCGTCTTGCTGCTAATGGAGAAATCTACCTTGATGTAAAGAGTCCGAAACTTTATAAAAAAGTCCGTCGTTTTTATGAGAACGAAGGAGTAGTATTTTCAGGTGATCCTCTTGATGACTATGAAATGCTTATGGAATATGTTCTTGCCGATCTTGAGTCCATTGAGGTTGCATGAGTACCAAAGTTATTCTTGAACGAGAAGGATTTAGATTCGTTGAAAGGGGGATTATTGAACTAAACGGAAAACCAGATTTTCGTCTTCAAACGCAAGATTATTATTCTAAAAGGTGGAATGACGTTTATTTGTTTGATAATTCTATGCAATGTTCTGTTGCAATGGAAGATATTGAATACGCGAAATGGTTGACTAATCAACCCTGCTATATTGATCCCAATGACATTGAAGATTGGGATTAATCGTCACGGATGGACGTTAACAGCACTGGTCGGGAGCAAACCCCTTATGCCTAAAACAAGTGTCTTAAGATATCTTGGAAACTTTCTTCTCATTATTGGTTATCAAACTATGTTGTGGGGAGATTTTAAATATGGTTTAATTTTAAAAAGTATTGGGGGATTACTCACAGTACCTTTTGCAATTAAACTTAAACTCTGGGATGTTTTATTCCTTTGTGCATTCTTTGGTATTTCCGAGATATCAAAAGTTGTACATCTTTTCCTAGTTAAGACAAACTAGGTGGTGGAGTCAAATTTGACCCCTTCTGGTTTCTTGTTTTCCCATAAAAAAACAAGTGGTGCGGATGGG